GATACTGTGCGCTTCAATTCCGTGATCTGTGGGAGTCATGGCTTTTCCCTCAGCAATGGCAGATTGAGGAGAAGGGAGATGAGCCTAGATACTGGTAATGGTCATGCAGAATTTCATTTTCCGGAGTGCAGTCAATAGTGCTGCACTCTGGAATCTCTCTCAGAAGATCCGAGAGAGGCCCCACAAGGAGAAGCTGCTTGTGTTTTATGATGATGGGAGTAAGATAAAAACAGTGATGAAATGAGAACAATCAACTACTTCTACAACCTAGACAAAGAGAAGTGCCGACTGATTATGGCATCCATCTGTGCTGAATGCGAGGTCACTCCTTCCACTGCTTACAAGTGGATGGAGGGCACCAGGAAGCCGGGTGCTCAGAATCAGAAATTCATTCAGAGGCAGATCAAGAAGTATTTCCAAGTATCTGTGCCGAGAAAGGAGCTCTTTGCCTAGCCATGTATGCAGACATCGACAGAAGAGGCCTGGTGTCCCTCTTCGAGCTTAGCGCATCAGACACCGATGCTTTGCTGGAGGCCATGAAGCAGTACAAGGAGACACTGCAGGCGGTCCATTTCCTGATTGAAGGCAATGAGTACACCAAGAGGATGATGGCCTCCATCGATAAGATGCTGCTGGAGGTCCAGCACATAATCACCAAGAGAGATGAATGAGTATAAGATAACTAAAGAGGATATTTGGCAGGCCACAGACAATGGTAGGACTGTCATCATAGGTATTTATCCACAATCAGAGCCATGCTTTGCATCCGGTGGCCGGAAGAATTTCAAGATCCGGCCAGATGACAAGAATCCTTCCTGTGCCGTATTTCAATCCAGGGAGGGTATCTGGATGATCCAGGACAAAGGAGGCTCCGACAATCAGGCCAGGACTGCCATTCAGCTTGTCATGAAGGAGCAGAATCTGGACTTTGGCCAGGCCATCACATGGATTGCCGAGCAGTATGCTCCACAGCTCCTGGAAGGCCGGTCCTATGCGCCTGCTAAGCCTAGGCCGATTCTGAAGGAAGTCCCTGCACAAGAGGGCTATAGCATACAACTCCGAGAAGGTGGCCAATTCACTGAATCGGAGCTGGCCATGCTCGGATATCAGATCACTCAGAGCCGGTGTGATGAATTCGGCCTCAAGCCCCTTGATTCCTATATCACACCTAGGAATAAGGATGGCAAGAGCTTCCAGGTGTCAGCCACCGAGAGCTATCCGATGTATTTCTATGACTATGGCACCAGGGGCAAGGAGAAGGAGGAAGAGAAGCAGGCCTGGGGCAAGATCTACCAGCCACTCGGTGACCTTCGCTTCATGTACTATGGATCCAAGCCGGAGAATTTCATTTTCGGTGACCTGGAATTCCTGGATGAGTACACCAAGGCCAAGGCCAATCCGGAATACAAGAGGACCGTTGTGGAAGTGGATGATGAGGGTGAGCCTCAGGAAAAGGAGCAGAAATGGGAGAATCTGATCATCTGCTCCGGGCCTTCAGATGCTCTCAATGTCCGGAATGCTTCCTCAGACCGGGCCGACTATCGCATCTGCTGGCTCAACTCAGAGACTGCTGATCTGACAGAGTATGAATTCTCGGTCTTGCAGAGGCTGGCCAAGAATATCTTCATCCTCTATGACATCGATGAGACCGGGATTGCCAACATGTACCGGATTGCTCTCCGGTATCTCGACATCAGGATCATCCTGCTGCCTTCAGAGCTGGCCAGATTCAAGGATAAAAGGGGCAAGCCTTGCAAGGATGCCAAAGACTTCTTCATGCGCTTCAGAAGGCCGGAAAATCAGAATCCTCGGAGGCTCTTCGATGACCTGGTGAAGCTCTCCGGATCCCTTCGATTCTGGGAGGAGAAATGGAGCAAGACCGGCAGGACCTATGACATCAACAATGAGCAGCTCTATGCCTTCCTCCGGGCCTCCGGATACTACCGTATCGCTTCTGACTCCGAGAAGAAGGGATACACCTTCTGCCACATCCGGGACAATGTGGTCACTCTGATCGATGAGGATGCAATATCCTCTCACTGCTCCGGATATCTGCTGGAATACATCAAGACTCATCCGAAATACTACAACCAGCAACTGGCCAATACTGTTCACAGGTCGAATCAGATCCGGCTCTCCTCCCTGGAGAAGCTGGCCATCATCGAGCCTGACTTCAGAAGCTGGAATGATACCGATGACCATTTCTTCTTCAGGAATGGCATCTTCAAGGTCACCAAGGCCGGTGTGATGGCCGTTAAGCCGGCAGACTGTCCCTGCATGGTCTATGCCGACAAAATCCTCCCTTTTGACTTCGTACCGATGGAAAAGCCTGGCAAGATGCCTTTCTTCGACATCGACTATTCTGATGAATACAATGAGCTGCTTTCCCGGCTCAATGCTGCATCCCCCAACTCCCCCGAATTTTCTTACTTGAAGAAGGAAATTGACACTTTAGGAGATGCAAGGCGGTACCGGCTGACCATCCACAAGAGGGGCTTCTCCTTCATGGACTACATCTGGAATACCGGTCGCACATTCTGGAGGAAGGAAGAGCTCGGCATCCCTCTGTCCGAGGAAGAGCAGTCCGAGCATGATCTGAACTTCATCAACAAGGTCATGGCTCTCGGATATCTCCTGGCCAAGCACAAAGCAGCCGGCCAACCGTATGCTGTATTCTGCATGGAGACCGAGCAGTCCGATGAGGGCACTCACTTGGGTGGTACCGGAAAGTCACTCTTCGCTTCGAGCCTGGAGTCTCTGAGGAAGCAGCTCTTCATCGATGGCCAGAATCTGGACACCAAGAAGGGAGACTTCATGCTCCAGGGTGTAGAGAGGGGCATCACCGACAGCATCTTCATCGATGACTTGAATTCCTCGGTGGATCTGCACAAATTCATGCCGATGATCACCGGAAAGATGGTGGTGAATCCCAAGTATGTGGCTGCTTTCACCATCGACTTCAAGGATTCTCCGAAAGTGATCTTCACATCCAACCATGCCATCAAGGGCTTCGATGCTTCTCTCCGGAGGCGTACCTGGTTTACAGCCTTCTCCGACTATTACCATGCCGATGACATGCAGAGAGGTCTGAAGGAGAGGAGTCCCTATACCGAATTCGGAAAGAATCTCATCAGCGACTACACTCCTGATGAGATGAATCAATTCTACAATTTCATGCTGAACTGCCTGGCCGTTTGGCAGAAGATCCACACCAGGATTCAGCCTCCGATGAAGGCCATTGACAAGCGAATCCTCCAGAGAGCTCTCTCCGATGAATTCCTCTTCTGGGCCGAGGAATACTTCACCGATGACAAGCTCAATACCTTGGTGGATAAGCAGGATACCTTTGAGGCCTACAAGGCCACACTGAATCCGAAATTCGCTGCCATGATCAAGATGAAAACCTTCAAGCAGAAGCTGATTCAGTATTGCACCTACCGGGACTGGAAATTCAATCCTGACAGGCTGCTCACTACTGTGTCCGAGAAGGAGAGGAATGACATCCACCGGAAGGTCAATGGAGAGGAGCACTACTACTTCTACATCGACACCACCGGAGAGTCAGATTCAGATGTCCGGGTACCGTCCCTGGGGATGGCCGATAATACCGATTCAGATGATGACATGCCTACATTCGGATTCTAGGAGTGTCACTCCAAAGTATGAAAAATGGCTCATGCTCATGTGGCCATTTTTCTTGGTGCTGATTGGTCTCGGTTTTTGTCTTGCTATGTATTTCTTCTTTTTCTTTGACATTCTGACACCGGAGAGAGTAAAAGTATTGATAAAGAGACAGTTAAGCGGTGTCAGATTGCGGTGTCAGATTGGTGTCATTTGGTTTTGGCTGACACCGGAAAGAAGCAATATCCCTGGAATCCGTATTTTTCTGACACCATTGATAATCAATGAGTTAAGCGGTTTTGGTGTCAGATGGTGTCAGATCATGAATTCCCAATCTGACACCAAAGAAGTGACTGAAGGTCAAAGATTTATGGATAACGGTGTCAGAAGTGTCAGATTATTTCAGAAAAAAAGTATCGTAAAAAAGTAGAATCATGGAAGAAGGTAAAAAATTCCCTTTTAGACTCGAAATCGGAGTATGGTGGAATGGCAAGTCTCATCCCTGCTGGTGCTATGACAAGGTGCCTGCCGGAATGGTCGAAGTCAAGAGCATGAAAGAGCTTTGGTATGGCCGGCCTTTCCTCAGCGAGTGCCTCCTGGGGCCGAACAAAGGCAACTACTACACCGATATCGTGCGAGAGACCACCATCGAGCCTCTCAAGGCCAGGCTCCAGATGGGGATCCCTATTTATGTCAGCAATTCCAAAGTCAATACACTCTAATTTTGTAACCGATGAAGAGAAAAGTTTACAACAGTGTTGATGTGAAGGTAGGCTCTTTCATCAGAGGGTGGGTGCTTGCCACCTACCACACCGACATCATCAAGATCGACAAGTACAGCAATCTGTGGGGTATGGTCAAGCAGAGCCTGGAGCTTCTTCCGGCTGACTACCGGATGCTGGAGGACCGGAGTGAGTACATCTCGATCGTGCTGCTCCGGGATAGCTCTAAGACAAAGGCCTATGACATCGAGAAGGACCGAGCATACAGGGTGAATACCTTGTACCGGTGCTACATCTCTGAGGAAGGCAGCAACAAGCTCCGGAGGTATCTGGAGAAACAATTCAAGGCTGCTTTCCACACTTACATGGTCGGAGCTGTTGGAAACAATCCCGAAATGACCATCCTGGAAGGGATCACTCAATTCCTTCTGGACTACAACCTGGAAGGAGCCATCGACAATAAGATGCTCGGTCGGCTTCAGAAGGATTGGTACCGGTACCGGCAGGCTAATCAGGACAAGTATGCGATACCAATCTTTTTTTAGGTGGCTTTCCGGTCATCGGAAAAATGAGTAGAAACTACTGAAAATAAATAAATTAGGAGGCTTTCGTGTCTCAAAAAATTGGGTAAAAATGAAGCTAGGAATCCGAAAAATCGAGTACATAGACACATCCCGGCTCTATGACTACAGCACTCTTGCTCCAGGGAGCACTCTCGATGTGCGAAACTTCATCCAATCAGGATACCATTTCACAGAGCTCCCTTTCACTCCGGAGACTGGTGACCTGGAAGAGCATTGGCAGGATGATGATGGAGGCCAATTCTCCAAGATATCCTTCAATGCTGCTATCCGTAGAAACAAGAGCAGTTACAAGAGTACACTCCAGCAACTGGTGGGCCGGAAGTGTGTGTGGAAGCTCACTCTGATCTCCGGTCTGGAATATCTGCTCGGATCCAAGGAATTTGTGCCGAAATTCACCTATGGGGAGGGTGTGTCAGGACTGTCGAGCTCTGAATTCAACATCTCCATCGATGTGGAGAGCATTCATGGCCTTCTCATCAACCAGGAGGCTTCATAGTGGTCCTTTTTGCAGGAATGTGTGAATCATAAATTTGCATCCATTAAATTGCCAGCAGTATGAATCTCTCATCACTCGCACTGAATCTGAGAGGTCCCTGGATGATACATCCCCAGCAGGCAGCAGCCATGCTTCCTCTGGTGAGAGGTATCCTTGATGGGAATCTCATCGATCTAGACAAGTCTGAGCGGAAGGAGGCCAAGAAGGTCTCCTGTGCTGATTTCTATGTCGGAGAATCGAAGCAGGTCAATCCCTATACCGACAAGTCGGTCTATGTCACCTACCTGGATGGCACCATGACCAAGTATGGCTCCTGCTTCAGCTATGGTACCAGGGAGATCGCTCAGGAGCTCCTGGAAGCCGACAAGGATCCGGAGATCATCGGCCACATCATCGTGGCTGACTCCGGTGGTGGTGCTGCCGACTCCGTGCCGGAGCTGGCTGCTGCCATCAAGCAGCTCACCAAGCCGATTGTCTCCTACATTGATGGTATGGCAGCTAGTGCCTGCATCTATGCCATCAGCTACACTCAGAAGATCATTGCTCATCACACCTTCGACCAGGTAGGATGTGTCGGCACCATGATCACCGTCTCCGGATGGCCGAAAGTCAGACATGATCCGGATGGCTACATGCAGATCCGCATCTATGCCGATCAGTCCTCCGAGAAGAATGCCGACTATGAGGCTGCTCTTGAGGGCAACACTCAAATCATCAAGGAAGATGTGCTGAATCCTCTGTGTCAGGCATTCATCGATGATATGAAGGCCAACCGGCCTTCTGCCACCGATGACCAGCTCACCGGCAAGACTTACTTTGCCAAGGATGTGGTCGGCACTCTCATCGATGAGATTGGCTCCTTCGAGGATGCGGTGCAGGCGGTGATGGATCTTGCTGCTGATCAGAACAACCAAACATCAGAAAAGATGGCTAAATATCCGAAACTCGAAAGCATACCTGAACTCGAAGAGCAGATGTATGCAGAGGATGGCTCTACCATTCTCCAGGAGTGCCAGCTCGAAGCCATTGAGCAGGCACTAGCTACTCCCAGGGCCGAGGAGAATGAACTCCAGAGCCAGATGGATACTCTCAAAGCTGAACATGCTGCCGAGGTCTCCCGACTGAGTGAGACCATCACCGACAAGAATGCTCAGATCGAACAGCAGGCAGCTCGGATCTCCGAGCTCGAAGCTGCACTCTCTGCTTCTATCGCCAAGAATGACCAGGAGGCTCCTGCCGGTGTTCATTCTGAAGCGGATCCGGCCCACAAGGTGGATGAATTTGCTCCGGCCAAGACCTATGAGGAAGCTGCCGAGGCCTGCAGGGAATTCCTGAATCGCAAGAAATAATACCTTAATTACCAAGCACTATGCAACTTGATGCTATTCTCGTGAACTCCGGTGCGAAGTATCGCAAGGAGATCCTCGCAATGCCGGTAGTGGCATTGGAGAAAACTCTCAAGCACATGACCATCCGCAAGGGTGTTCGTGGAGATGAGACTGTCGGAGGCTATGACAATGATGCCGAGCTCCGTCCCTATCGCTCTTCCAAGGATGCTACCGACAAGGGTAAATTCTTTGGCCGTACTCTCACCACCTATCTGGGTGACATTGTAGAAGAATTCGATCCTTACCGTCTCTTCTCCACCGTGTATGGCGAGAGCTTCAGCTCTCTGACCGACCGCAAGGAGGCCGACATCGTGAAGGATATGGCTCTCACTCTGGCCAAGAAGGCTTCTGCCAAGCTCGGCAAGGCTCTCTTCAAGGCTGTGCGTGATCCTGAGGGCAACTCCACAATGGATCTCTTCAACGGTTTCGACACCATTGCAGCCAAGGAAATCACCGAGGGCAACATCAATGCCACCAGGGGCAACCTGTATATCTACAGCTCCATCACTGCTGCCAATGCCGGTGATGTGCTGAAGGCCATCTACAGTGCTGCCTCCGATGAGCTCCGTGACCAGGAGAATCTGAAGATGTTCCTGCCGAAGAGTGTGCTCGATTACTATGAGGAATGGTGCCTGAGCACTCTCGGATCCGTGGTGTACAATCAGACCTATGCTCAGAGCCGTCTCCACTGTGACCGCAATGTCGAGCTGGTGCCTCTGATCGGCCTCAAGAATTCCGAATACATCTACATCTCCACTCAGGACAATATGCTGGTCGGTATGGACCAGATGTCGGATGTCGAGCAGGCCAAGATCCGTGAATGCGACAATCCCAAGGCTCTCCAATTCTTCATGTGCATGTATTGGGGTGTCCAGTTTGAGAGCATCCTCCCGGAATACCTGCTGGTCGCTCGCACCACTGCAGCTCCTTCTCCTACTCCTACTCCTGAGGGTGCAGTCCGTGGTGCCACTCTCCTGGATGACATCCCGGCAACGGCTGGCAGCAACACTCGCACCTATGCCACTGTGACCGGCTCCGACATCGAGGCCGAGGTCATCACCGAGGGTGCTTCCTGGCTGACCGTGACCACCAAGGACAACAAGGTGACCTTCACTCGCACTGCCTATGCGTATGCCGATGAGGGTGATGCCAAGCGAATCGCCAAGGTCCGTGTGTCCGCACTCGATGGCTCCGGCTCTCTCGAAGTGACCGTCAAGCAGCTCAAAGCTCTGAGCTAGTCTCACTCCTAAAGATTGAAAGATATGAATCTTGGAAATCTTGACTTTGCAATCGGTGGCATCAATCCCTCAGGGATTGGTGCTACCATCTATCGAGTGGCCAAGCGAGACATCGCATCTTGGCCGACCATCGTAGATGATCCCACTGCCACCGGCCAGGTGAGCACCTTGTCATCGTATGCTGGCAACTTCACTCTGGTAACAGATGCGGTATGGGATAAGCTCTATTCCACTCAGGGAAAGGGCAAGGTGACCTTCGAGGTCACCGGTGAGGTGGACTGCAAGATGTACACCAACAAGGCATCCCTCTCTTTCCCGGATCTCACTGCCGAGGCACTGGCCTTCTGCAAGGCTGCTGCCAATGGTGACTATGTATTCATCGTGAAGGCTGCTGGCCGATTCCATGTCATCGGCTCCCCGGACTATCGCTGCACCATCTCTCCGACCGGAGACTCCGGTGATGCTGCCGGCTCGGCCAAGGGTGTAACCTTCGAGGTCGAATGTCCTGATGTGACTCCTCTCCCGATCTATGTCGGCACCTTGGAGCTTGCTGATGGAGAGCTCGACTGCTCGGATGGCTCCTTCACTCCGGCTTCTTAACAAGCCGAGATGAATCAGGAGATTCTTGATTACTTGAAGAGTGCAAAGCCGGATTACTATGCCGGCCTTGCACTCTTCTGTAAATACAGCCGGAATGACTGGCTGAAAAACTGGCTTTCCAGGAAGCAGGATCGGGCCAAGCTCATGTATGAGCTGGAGAAGCTCTCCAACAGCCCACACATCTCCAATCCGAATGAGCAGGCCGATGTGGCCAGATATGCTCAGAAGCCGGTGGCCGTGCATGAGCCTGTAGCTGCTGCTCCTGTGTCGGATCCAGTGCCGGTGGTCAAGCCTGCACCGGCCTTCAAGACCTTCGATGACCGGAGGACCAGGAGATCCGACCTGCCGGCAGAGCTGCAGGCCGTGTATGACTCCATCTCCGAGGACTACAAGCTCCGGAGGGGCCTCCATGAAAAGATGAAGGCTGCTGGTACCAACAATGACCGGGCCTCCTTCCGTGTCAGGGTGCTGGAGACGGATGCCAGAATCAAGGCCGGATGGGCCAAAATAGATGCCTACCTGACCAGGGAGGCCGAGGAGAAGGTCTCCGGAGACTCCTTCCAGGAAAGCACCTGCCGGGCCTACATCTCCAAAGCTTTGAAGAGGCCGGTGAACTCTCCGGCTCAGGTGGCCACCTGCAAGGCCAGGGTGAAGGCTCTTCTGGATCATGGCTGTACGATATCTCCCGAAACAATGAAACTCCTTCAAAACAAAGGGCTCTATGAAAAAGCTGTGGAATTGGATGGTGTCTCTCCTGAATAAGATTCGGAGAGACCGGCTGTACCACTTCATCTGTGGTCTGATCTTCGCTGCCTTCTTCTGCATCGTGCTGAAGATGGGCTTCTGGTGCTTCTGGCCGGTGATATTCATCGGTTTCATCAAGGAATTCATCGACAAGTGGCAGGATGGCAATTTCGACTGGATTGACCTGCTTGCCACCGTCCTCGGAGGCCTGGTGATTGCTCTTCTTGCCTTGATTGGCAAGTGATTCTATTTCAACATCGAGAGTGTCCTAAGTAGCCGGAGAAATCTGGCTACTTTTGTTTCATGCTTAGGGAAATCACCATACTGAGTGCCGAGGATCTGCAGAATGTGGAGCATTGGGCCGAGCTGAAATTCTCTCTTTCAGAGATTGCGACCATGCTGCTCATTGATGTGGTCCAGCTCCGGCTGGCCATCCAGGATCCCAAGAGCGACATCTCCCTGGCATACAATGCCGGCAAGCTGAAGAGCCAGGTGACCAGGCGAGAGGTCATCCTGAAAGCTGCTAACAGAGGAGCTGAATGGGCCATCAATCTGCTCGACAAGTACGAAATACACCAGAAGGAAGATGAATTGATGCCATGAGGAAACTATCCCCGAATCCGGAATTCCTGGATCTCATTTTTGCCAAGATGGAGGATGACTCTCTCCAACTCACCACATCTCAGCAGATCCGATTCGAGAGGCTCTCTGATGCCTATACACACTGGCTCAGCAATCCCATGCTGCCGGATAACCGTATCCGGGACTACATCATGGCCAGGCACAGTGTCACCAGCCGTGTGGCCTACCAGGACATTGCCATCATCAAGGCTCTCTATGGCCGTGTCCCTCTGGCCAACAAGGAGCAGATGCGACACAAGGCCAATCATCTCTTCGACATGGCCACTGCAGCAGCTCTTGCCGGTGATGATAAGAAGGCCAAGGCTCTGACCAAGATTGCCGAGGGCATTGTGAAGAATAACCGGCTGGAGGAATCCGATGGAGAGGATTTCCCTTGGGATGATATCATCCCGAAAGACATCTCCCTCTCCGTGGATCCGTCTGTCATCGGTATCGAGCCGGTGCCGAACATCCAGGAGAAAGCTGCCAAACTGCTGAAGCGGTACACAGAGGATATCGATGGGCCGACTCAGATAGAAGTCATCCCGGATGGAGACTAGCCAGAAATATCTCAATCGAGCTCAGCAGGAGGCTCTTGCCATAGCAGCCCACACCGAGGTGGATGTCTGTGGCAGGCGATTCGGCAAGTCTTTCGGAATTGTTTCCCTGAGGATCAAGCGGAATGTGGAATTCATGCCTGGATCCACCGGCTGCTTCGTGGCCAGCAGCTATAAGCAGGCACATCTGAGGACACTGCCGGCAGCTCTCTCCGGCCTCTCCGAATTCGGCTGGATCGAGGGCATCCACTATGTGGTCGGCAAGAAGCCTCCGACCAGGCTTGGATATGCCAAGCCCATCATTCCTCTTCAGAGCTTCGATGATGTGGTCTCCTTCTACAATGGGGCTCAGATGGTCATTGTCAGCCAGGATGTGAGGATGAGCTCCAACTCCATGACCTTCGATTGGGTGATTGGTGATGAAGCCAAGGGCCTGAGCTTCGACAAGCTCAAGGATGAGACATTCCCGGCCAATGGTGGTACCAAGAGATACTTCTCCGACTGTCCCTGGCACCATTCCATCCTCTTTGTCTCCGATATGCCGGTGCTCAAGAGTGGCCGGTGGCTCCTGAACTACCGGGAGAAGGCCACTCCGGAGGTGATCGACATGATCAAGGGCCTTCTATACCAGAGATGGCAGGTCAATGCCTGGAAGGATGAGAAGCTCAAGCATGAGGAGCTCGGCAGGATTGATTCCCTGCTCTCTCAGCTCCGGAGGATTGCCGTGCTCTACCGGGAGTGGTCCACCTTCGAGAATGTGGATGTGGTGGGCCTGGAGTACATCAAGCAGATGAAGAGGGACCTTCCTCCTCTGGTATTCCAGACCAGCATCCTTAGCAAGAGGATTGAGAGGCTCAAGGATGGCTTCTATCCGAACTTCAGGGAGAATCTCCACACCTACATCGATAACAACAATACTCCTCTCCTGGATGAAGGGATCGGCACTGTCAGTGGTACCGACTATGGGTGCCTCCTGGATGGTGATGTGAATCTGAAAGAGCCTATATCCGTGGCCTTCGACTTCAATGCCAATATCAACTGGCTGGTGGCTGGCCAGAGGGATGGCATGAGGCTGAAGGTCATCAAGAGCTTCTTTGTCAAGTATGAGAGGAAGCTCAGGGAGCTGGTGGATGACTTCTGCCACTACTACAGGGCCCACACCACAAAGGAGGTGGTATTCTACTATGACAGCACTGCTCTCGGCTCCAACTATGCTGTCAGCAACCAGGACTTCAAGTCTGTCATCATCGAGCAATTCAATAAGCATGGGTGGACCGTCACAGAGATCTTCATCGGCAAGCCATTCAAGCACACCGAGAAGTACACACTCATCGACCAGGGCTTCACAGGGGCCAAGGGCCTGCTGCCGGTATTCAACAAGGAAAACAATGAGGCTCTCCTCATTGCCATCTCGCTGGCCGAGGTGACCATCACTCCTGGTATTGGCTGGCACAAGCACAAAGGTGGGGAGAAGCTGGCCGAGACTGAGGAGGATCTCCTGGAGCACCGTACCGATGGCACTGATGCCTTCGACACTCTGTACATCGGCAACACTCTCTTCCCTTACAGCTCTTACCTTCTCGGTATCGGACCGGCAACCTAGCCAGAAAAGTGTCGCATATATGGAGAAATCGAATGCAATTTCCATCCGGCCAAGAGGGCAAGGCTTGGGAGCTCGGCTGTCAATCTCCTTTTTCTTTGTCAGAATCGTGTCCTGCTTCCGTGTGACTTACAACAATTTCGTGGCACCGAACTCTCTTTTCTCTGCCAGCAATGTCCTATCTCACCGGAAGTCGCTTTTTTAACTTTGCTTCCATTATGATCTCTGCCTCAAGAATACATGAACTGGTCCAGCAACTGCAGGACTTCTCCATCACCTGGATCGCTGAAGATGGATCCATCGTGAAGGTGCAGCACTGCCGATGCACATCCTTTCATGGAGCCGGAGAGACACTGAATATCTTCATCCCTGCCAGCAAGCAGGTGAGGACTGTGAACAGGAATACCATCATTGAATTCAACGGTGAAGAAGTAATACTATGAGTACAAGAGAAATCTCAGCAGGACTGTCGGTCATCGATGGCATCCAGCTTTTTCCTGAGATCCAGGCGGTCCTGGTCACCGACTCCTCTTCAGAGTTTCGGAGAGACAAGCAACTGGATCCAATCAAGAAGGGGAGCTACAAGATTGCTCCCTGGGGACATGACAATCTCCTCCCGAATCATCTCCTGGAAAAAGTGGAGAGGGGAGATATTGTCGGAGCGAATCTCCGATTCAACCGGGATGTATCCTTTGGCCTTGGTCCCAAGCTGGTCAAGGCTGTCAAGAGGGATGAGTATGGCCGTGTGATGGAGTGGGCTCCTGTCGAAGAGGGTGAGATCTTCGATTGGTTTGAGGCCAATGACATCCCTCTCTTCATGCAGGAGCAGCTCACCGATGTGACCTACTTCTACAATGCTTTCCCGGAGATCATCCTGGATGACAAGTATGAGATGATCCGTGCCATCCGGCACAAGGAGGCAGTATTCAGCCGGTGGGCCGTGATGAATAACCACAATGAAATCAACTGGCATTATTATGCAGACTGGAGCAAGGAGCCTGCTGCCAAGGATATCATAGCTACCAGGGTGCTCGATGAGTTTGACACCAAGGCTGACCTGGACATCCTCCGGGCCGAGAGGAAGTCAAAGCGATTCATATTCCCGGTGTACATGCCTTCTCCTGGCCGGCCTTACTACTCCGAGCCGGAGTGGTATTCCATCTTCCGGAGTGGCTGGTATGATCACAGTGTCATGGTACCGGAGCTCAAGAAGGCCATCCTCAAGAATCAGCTCGGTGTGAAATTCATCATCTATGTCGCTCAGGAATACTTCGACTACATCTGCAAGATGGAAGGAATCGACATCCATGACCGGAAGGCATACCAGGAAAGGGTGGAGAAGGAGAAGCAAGCCTTCAATGACTTCCTCTCCGGAGAGAAGAATGCCAATAAGGCCATGATGGCACTCAAGCAGAGGGTTGCCACTGCCAATGGCACTATGGAGTCGAAGTGGATTGAGATCACTCCCATCGACAACAAGATCCAGGGCGGTGAGTACATCGATGACACCGAGAGCACTGCCAATATCATCTGCTATGCTATGGGTGTACACTCCTCCCTCATCGGTGCCACTCCCGGCAAGAGCAGCTCCACTCTCGGTGGCACTCAGGCCAGGGAGCTCTACATGATGAAGCAGGCCTGCATGAAGCCGATTGTGGACCGAGTGATGAGGCCTCTTCGTTTCATCAAGCAATTCAACAAATGGGATAAGGACATCTACATCAATGTGCCGGAGTACATCTTCACCACACTTGATCAGAATAAGTCCGGGAAACAGGAATCGACTAACACTGAAGTATAGCCATGATTGTAAGCGGATACACCGAGATGAAGCCTTTCCTCCCTGCAGTGGAGATGAAGAGTGCTTCCACCACCATCTTCAATGATGCTCTTGAGGTCGCACAGGATGACCTGGTGACCGGCATCATCGGCACCGATATCGAGGCACTGCTTGAGGCTCCCAAAGCTACTCCTGACACTCATGCCAAGCTCCGGAAGCTTTGCCAGAGGGTGATCAGTCAGCAGGCCTTCCTGGCCAGCATCCCGGATCTGGACCTGGTGCTCACAGATGCCGGATTTGCCGTGGTGAACAATGAGCAGACCACTATGGCCAGCCGGGAGAGGGTGCAGGCTCTGTCGGCCAATCTGCAGGCCAAGCTGGATGCCAGCAAGGATGCCTTGGTGCTCTTCCTGCTCAAGACTGACACCTATGATGACTGGAGAGGCACTGAGGAATTCGCCAGGCTTTCCGATGGTCTCATCCTCACCTATGGGGAATTCAAAGATGCAGCCGTGCTGAACAATATCACAGCTCAGAGCTATCCAAAGAACTGGAGTGATTTCCTGGCCATGAATTCGGCTTTGAATGTCGCTCTGATGACCGATGTGGCCAGCTACATCTCAAAGGACTATGCCACTGAGCTCATCGAGGACATCCGTGACAAGGAGACTCTCCTGCCGAATGAGAAGAAGGTGCTCAAGCTCATCAAGATTGCCATCTGTGCCATTGCGCTCGGTGACCGGAAGCTCGGCCTGGACCAGACTCTGAAGGCGGTGGCCATCATGAAGGCCAATCCGACAGACTTTCCCACTTTCGATGTGTCTCCGGAGTCTCAGGCTCTGGACATCACTCACAAGGATACTCCTATTTTTTCCATGTTTTGATATGAAGCGATTTGTTCAATTTCTGAAGCAGTTTTTCCATCTCCAGCGAGGGGAGAAGATAGACATCGAGTATCCTATCTCATGGGAGACCATGAGCCAGGAGGACTTCCGGAATGTCTGTACCATCCTATCCAAGCCTCATGGCAGGAAGGAGACTCTCTTCCTTTGCCTGTGCGCTCTGGCTCATATCCGGCCAGACTCTCCGATCAAGTATGATCCAAAGGCCATCAAGGACAATGTGGTATTCCTGATCAATGGCAAGAGCTATGTCATCTCTCCAAAGGTTATCCAAGAGGCCTGTGGTCAGCTTGAGTACATCCTGGATGCCGTGGGCCTGGCTCCCTCTCCTCTTCCGAGGATAGACCGGAAGATCTATGGCATCAGCTTCGACCAATACTACCAGGCCGATGCTTACATGCTCCGGTACATGTCGGAGCCTTCCAATGAGAAGTGGCTCAAGGAAGCTGCCAAGACTCTGACCGATGGTCGAGTCCGGAAGCTGATGGACTGGCAGAAGAAAGGCATGGTCATCTGGTGGAATGGTGTGAAGAAATACCTGATGGCCAAGTATCCCTTCGTGCTCCAGGAAGGTGGTGATATCACCGACAAGACTCCGGCTGACATCCTCCAGGAGCTGCTCTCCACAATGAATGACAATAAGCCTCAGGACAATGACAAGATCCTGAAGTCGGATGTACACAGTGTGCTCTTCACACTCAATCAGATCTACGAAAGAAATGCTCACAACTAGCTACCTAAAATCCTCTTTATCATCTCTCAAGGAGTTTATCTCCCCAGACACTCAGATTCTGCAGGGCAATGGCTATGATGGTGTCATAGACATCCTGCAGAATATGAGGTCTGTGACCTATCCCTGTGTCATCATGGAAGCCGGCAGCTCCGGCCAGGTGCAGAATATCGAGGGGCCTCTGGACACCTATACTCAGTCTCTGTGGGTGATGGGCCATCTCGGAAGGGGAGAGGATGAGGCAGCTCTCTTCGAGTCGATGAAGGCTCTGGCCATGAAGGTATTCTCCCGGCTCCTGATGGATATCGGGAAATCATCCGAGGTGGAAGGGCTCGACTTCCAGCGATTCACCTATCTCCAGAGATATGGTGGTCCCAATGCCAGAGGCTATGAGCTGATGATCACCTTCCGGCAGAACTTCTCTCTTCAGCTTACTGCTGATGACTTCAAGCCGGTACCTACAACCGAATAATCCAAGACTATGGCAGAGCAGATCGACTATAAGGAGATGGCCGAAAGGTGGGCCGACATCGTGATTGAGAGGTGGATCCGGAAGATCCAGGCTCTCAATATCGGCTCTACCGGTGAGCTGCTCCGGTCGCTCCAGGCTCATGTGGCCGTGGATGCTCAGGGCAATCCGGCCAAAATCACCTTCCTGTACCTGTACTACGGTATCTTCACCGACATGGGTGTAGGCCGGAGTGTGAAGCTCGGCCAGGCCGGCCAGGGAAACAAGAGAGAGAGGAAGCCTTGGTATTCCTCGGTATTTCTCAAGGAGGTGAACACTCTCGGCAGGCTGATGGCCAACCGGTATGGCTATGATGCTGCCACCATCCCTCTCAGAGCTTTCGAGGGTATGAGCCACAAAGCATTCAATGATGAAGCATACTACAATCTGATGAAGTAATGGCAAGCACCGTCTATACAGAGAGTGTAGTCACTCTCAATGCAACACAGGCCGAGGCCACCATGAATGCACTCAAGTCATCTGCCGATGACCTGAGGAAGAAGATGATTGAGGCCACCAAGCTCGGCAACACCGAGGATGCTGCCAAGTACCAGAAGCAGCTCGACCAGGTGAATAAGTCCATGCAGAGTATCCGGAAGGAGACCAAGGACTATGCCGACATCATGAAGAAGATCAATGGATCCTCCCTGAATGAGCTGGCCAAGGCCTACTCCGGCCTCAATCGGCAGATCAAGAATCTGGTGCCTGGCACTCAGGAATTCATCGAGAAGAGCAAGCAGCTCAAGCAGGTGAAGGCCAGGATGGATGAGATCAATGCCGGCATCAAGGGCACCAACAAGACTCTGGATTCCCTAAAGGGCCTTCTTCCAAAGATTGGCCTGGCCACCTTCTTTGTCGCTGCCGGCAAGGCTCTGATGAAATTCGCCAAGGATGCCGTGGCTCAGACACAGCTCATCGGTGACCGGTGGGGCCAATTCACATCCGGGATGAGCCATGCCTACAATACCTTCGTGGCAGATCTTTCCTCCGGCAAGGGATGGAAGGAGCTCATTCAGAATATGCGAGATTCCTATAAGGTCGGCAAAGAGGTCGCTGCCATCCTTGATGAGATCTTCGAGAGGAATAATTCCCTCTCTCTCAAGGAGGCCGAGTACAATGTGGAGATCGAGAAGAATAAGCAGATCATGAAGGATGTCTCCAAGACCGATGAGGAGAGGCTGGCTGCTGCCGAGGAGGCCATGAGGCTGGAGAGGGAGCTGGCCAATGAGCGGAAGGAAATAGCTGCTCAGGAAGCAGAGGCTCGGAAGATGGAGCTGCAGGACAGGACCAAGCTCTCTGATGCCGAATTGGAATTCTATGTCAAGGAGTATAACCAGAATAGGGACATTCTCCTCCAGGCTCAGGAGTACAATGCCGAGGTCCGGAGACTGGAGAACACTGTCAAGGCTTCACAGATGTCTGCCATGTGGGCCAATAATGCCGTGTCGGCAGCTCAGGCCGGAGAGCAGATCCAGGCAGCACAGAAGGCTCTCCGGGACTACATCGACACTGCCGATGAAGGTCTGAAGAAGGTGGCCGAGATGGATGCCAAGTACCAGCTCTCCAATGATGAGCTGGTCGATAACTATGTGAAGGCAACCGTCAAGATGAAGAATGCCGATGCCGACTACTACCGGAGCACCACCAGGACGGTCACCACCATCAACTCTCTGAGGAAGGATATCTCCAACAGCCGGCAGAAGGCATCCGAGGATGCCTACAAGAAAGAGATCTCCGATGTGGACAAGCATCAGAGGGAGATGCAGGTCAAGGCCAAGGAGGCCTATGCCAAGGGAGAGATCTCCGAGAAGCAGTACCAGGACCGGCTCCTTGCCATCCAGGAGCAGGCTCTCAAGTCGAAGATGGCCATCTCCGAGAGGTATAAGAAGGATACCATCGAGTTTCAGTCACAGCTCCTGGATCTGACCATCAAGCAGCAGGAGGAATTCCGGAAGCTGATGGAGGAAGCCGAGAAGGATGCAGAGAAGGTATTCAAGGAAATCTATGAGCAGTCCGAGGCCGAGATCAAGGAGATCATGGATCAAATTGATGTCGAATTCGAGGCAGAGATCCAGCACCTTCTTGAGCTTGTCGATAAGGCCAAGGAGGTCCGTGATGCGCTGGATCCTTCAACGGCTCTCGGAGAGCAGATGCAGACCGAGATGGCCTCCCTGCAGGAGATGTATGACAATCGGCTCCTGACAGAAGAGGAATTCCAGAAGGCCAAGCAGGCTCTGGTGAAGCGGTACATGCAGGAGAATCTCAACATTGAGCTGGAAGGCTGGGAGAAAGGGATGCAGAAGGCTCAGTCCATCATCGAGGGTGTCTCCAACATGGTCACTGCTCTCCAGGATGCCGAGCAGGCTCACCTGGATGCCAGGATGAAGGCCGAGATTGCTGCTGTCGGTGACAATGCCGAAAGGAAAGAGGAGATCGAGAATGAGTATGAGCAGAAGAAGCTGGAGACTCAGAAGAAGTATGCCGTGGCCGATATGGTCATCAGTATAGCCAAGACTCTTGCAGCCGGTGCTCTGGCCGTGATGCAGGCCTTTGCTCAGCTCGGTCCTATTCCGGGTGCTATAGCTGCCGGCATCATCGGTATTACCACTGCTGCCGAGGTAGCCAGTATCGTGGCTCAGAAGAATGCCATCATGGCCACCACTGCCGGATCCACCGGATCCTCCTCTTCTTCCACACAGATTGGAGCCAGGGTGCCGACCGGCTTCTCCAGTGGTGGATACACCACTCCGGCAAGCAATGACTACCAGGAGGTGGGTGTGGTCCATGCCAATGAGTGGGTGGCTCCGGCCTCGATGGTCCGGTCCAATCCGATTGTATTCCGGAGGCTGGAGCAGGCCAGGAAGAGAGGGACTTCCATCTCCGGAATCTCCGGCTTTGCGGATGGTGGCATGACATCTCCCTCCAGCGACATGGTGGCACCGTCTCTCGCTTCAATGGATCCGGCTCTCATAGCACAGCTTGTGGCCGTGCTCCAGTATATCATTGACAATGGAATTCCTGCCTATGTGGTGCTCTCTCAGATCAACTCTCAGCAGGAGCTCCAGATGAACATGAAGAAAATCACCGGAAAGGTATGAAACTAGTCACCGAGCAGGGAGAGCTTTCCCTTCCTTCCAATTTCAGCTTCGAGGTGGAGCAGAATAGTGCCTTCTTCTCAGAGGAGGGTGCTGCTTCCATTGCTGCCACTATCCCGGCCACTCCGAGCGACCAGGCCAAGCTTGGCTTTCCCGGCAGGATTGCCAGGAAGAATCGGTATGTGAATTCCTTTCCGGCCACCATCCAGAAGGGCATCTTCCAGAAGAAGGGAGAGCTGGTGGTGGCATCTGCCACCGATGACTCCATTACCTGCTCGATGGCTCTGGAGGACTCCTCCTTCTACAGTGTCTATAAGAATAAGAATCTGAAGGAGCTCTTCTCTGCCAGGGTGCTCCAGACCTACAACACTCCATCTGCATGGTACTCCTGGCTCTGGCAGGTGTACAAATGCCAGGTATCATCGGACTTCCGTGTATTCCCGGTGGCCGTGGCAATGGATGATGATGGCAACTACCAGCTCAACAATGAGCCTCTGTATGACAATGCCACCTATGATGAGATCTGGCCACTGGCCCACTCTCCCAGGGTGGTGAAGGAAGGCTCTGATGATGTGTCCGTGCCGGAGGGCTATGGTATCGCTCCCTTCCTGAAATTCCCTCGATTCCTGGAGCTGCTTTTCCAGCTTTGCGGATATACGGTCGGCACCAACTGCTTTACATCGGACTCCTTCCTGAGCAACCTGGTGCTGGTGCATAACTGCTCCGATGTCATCTGCAATGGCAAGATAGACTACTCCGACCTGGTGCCGAATAAGAGCATCTCCGAATTCCTGGAATGGCTCCGGATGAAATTCCATGCTCAGATCGTGGTCAATCCTGCCAGCAAGCAGGTGGATATCGTATTCCTGGAGGACATCATCTCTGCCGGCTATGACCTGGATCTGACCAAGAAGCTGCTCGGCCATGCCACCAAGCAATTCTCTGCATCCAGCCGTGTGGTAATGGAGCCGAATACCGGCCTGGATGGAGCTGCTGCAGCAGCCGACACCTTGGATGACCTGGTGAAGAAATACGGCTACATCAAGCCGTGTGATGAGTCGCTCTTTGCCTCCATCCTCACACCTTGCCTGGTGCTCCGGCTCTCCACCGGTGACTACTATGAGGTGCATCTCTCCTTCGTGAATTACGGTGGCCGGAGTCCAAGGTCTGGTGGAGCCACCACAAAAAAGGTGAAGATCGGCACCAATCAATTCAAGTATGACCGAGGCAACTCTGACACATCCGAATCCTTCTCTCCGGATGACCTGGTGCCTCCGATGGTCCGTGTGGGCCACTATGGCATCACGGCTCCCTACATCGGTGACAGGTGCCACCGGAATACCAGCTATAATGACAGCCTGAAGGATGAGGACCAGGAGATCCTCATCGTGTACTATGCCGGCCTGACAGAAGAGAGGCCGAGCTATGGCAATGCTGATGAACATGCCAGGGTGCCTATCACTGCCGATGGGAAATACTACATGGCCACCACTCAGAAATACAACAACCGAGGCAATCTCATCTCCGGTGCCATGAGCCTCATCCCGGAAGAGATGGTGCCTCGATTCTTCGGAGCTTACAACAAGCACCTTCTCAACAATGCCATTTCCGTGAAGGGCCGATTCAATCTGTCCATCGAGGATCTGATGAAGTATGACATGTACAAGCTCAAGCTCTTCGAGGGACAGACTCTGCTGCCGGTGAGCCTGAAGTATGAGGTCGGCAAGCAGATCCGGTGCCTGGAAGCGGAATTCAAGCTCATCAAGGACTTTGCCGATGGCCAGGAGGACCAGCCGATATCCGTGCCGGAGCCTATCTACCAGTGGCAGATCAATCAGACTCAGATCATAGCCAAGAAGAATGAGCTGGCTTCTCAGTACACATCCGGGACGGTAATCTGGAAGTATGATGAGACGGATCCTTATGTGGCCGAGGAAAAGGATATCTTCCTCCCTTCTCCCAATGCTCTCGGCATCCAGAGTCCTCACATCCTCCGGCAGATCCAATTCATCCACAGAGTCACCACTCCTCGGTCCACTTCAGACACAGTGATTGGTGTGTGGGGCCTGGAAGAGTGGTTTGATTCTGTCCCCATTGTCATATAATGTCCTATCGCTCTGGTAGCCTCTTTCATAAATTTGCATCATGGCAACTGTAATACAGACACCTGAGACTCTGAGTCTCCTGAGAAACATGAAGAGATTCCGGATCAACTCTTCCAGCACCGTCTCCTTCAAGCTCATGAAGGCCGGTGCCACCATCATCGAGGAGACCTATGATCCGAATGGCAGCACAATGGTGGAAATCGATGTGCAGGAAGTGTGTGCTCAATTCCTTTCCATCAGCCTTCCGAGCTCGAATGTCTATGAGCAGAGCAATGGCAAGGCCGAATTCTCGGCCTATGTGGATGGGACTCTGGCCAAGACCTTCACTGTCATTGCCGGTGGTGTGAGGAAGCTCTCCGACACTGCCAGCAATTTCCTCCAGGCAAACTGGCTCACATGGCAACCACAGTCGAAGAGAGTCCGGTGGAATCAGCCGGAGTATCTCTCCTACTACCATGAGTCGGCCAGCCGTGTGAGGGCCAAATTCTATCCTCTCCAGGGCAATCCGGAGACGGTCACCGTCAATACTGCTTCTGCCGGCCAGCTCATCACCTACAATATGGAGATGCAGCATCTCTTCTCTCTCAGCTCCCATAGTGCCGACCAGCTCTCCGGCATGGTAGATGTGTGGGTGGAGACCACCGGTGGCACCAGGCTTTCCTACATCCAGCGATATGTGTTTGCTCCGGTGACCAGGGATGAGCACTACTACCTGTGTGTGAATTCCCTCGGAGGCATTGACACCTTCTGCTTCACCGGCAAGAGGAGCCTGGCTCCGAGCATCACTCATGAGGTGGCCGAGCTGGATGACCGGAAGATAAACATCACCGATGGGCCGGAGAGGGCATGGAGCCAGAATACCGGCTATGTCGGCAAGACCGAGGCTGTGTGGCTGTGGGAATTCTTTGCCAGCTCCAAGCAGTGGACTATCATGGATAGCAACATCGAGGAGATTGTGCTCGATTCCTCCAGCATCACTGCTTCAGACAAGGCCAATGTGAATTCCAGCGACTTCAACTTCTCGCTGGCCGAGGATGGGACTCTCCTGAAGATTGTGAGGACCAATGAGGAATTCCCAATGCTTGAGGTACCGTCTCCATCCGGTGAGCTTTTTTTTTTAGTGCCTAGAGTGGTGGACTATCCAGATGCCAATCTGGAGAATTCACTGCTTTTCCTGGTCCAATCTCCCTTCGTGCAGGAGTGGAAGAAGGTGAGCCTGGGGACCATCAAGGAATGGATCAAGGAGATATTCACTCCCTTCTCAGAGCTCCCTCTGAGGCTGGAGATAGATACCAATGGAGACTCCTTCCTGGCATGGGGAGAGGTGATGCACCTGACCTGCCGTGTGTGGAAGGGGATGTATGAGGATGTGACAGAGCAGGTGACCACCTGGAGGATTGTGAGAGACTCCGGTGATCCGATTGAGGATGCAGCCTGGAACATGACCAGCAAGGCCAGGCTCTTCGATGGGGAGATAGACATTGAATTCTCCCAATCGCTGAATGACCTTGGAGATGCCGAGAGCACTACCTTCACTGTCACAGCCACCATAGATGAGAACTTTCAAGCTGTCGGATTTATCGAAATATAATGGAAACCGGAAGAAAACGCATCAGGAGAGACTTTGCACCACTGACAGTATCAGTGGCCATCTCTTGCGAGTCTGCATATAGTCCGAGCACTCAGGTCTATAATGCCTCGACACAGGAATATGAGCCGGATCGGAGTGTGTCTCCGACTGTCATCCGGCCAATCATCAATGCACATGCTGCCGATGGGAGCTGGCCGAATCCTGTGGCCAACTCCTCGCTGGCCAATATGAAGTGGTATGTCAATGACACCGACATCACCACACTGGAGAGCTGGCAGAATCAATACACCGTGGAAGCTACCGGATCCACCAGAGGCTCCCTGACCGTGCTGAAGAATATCTCTCCTCTGGAGAGGGCTTCACTCCATTTCGAGGCCGACCTGGTGGACACCAGGCTCGGTGTCACCATCCACATCAAGACGGATCCCATCATCCTCTCCACCGTGGATAAGAGTGAGGACTCCTATGGCATCTCCATCGGTGAGAACAATCTCCGATATTCTCCCTTCGATGACAAGCTGCATCTGTATGACTATAAGGTGGCTCATGGTATCATAGCTGCTGATGCTTCCGTGGAAGCTGCTGCCAGGGATGGGAATGAGTACCAGAGGACCATCCCCATCCAGGTGTATCTGGCCGGTGCTCTCATTGACTCCGGATACACCATCAAGCTCTACAAGATTGGAGCGAATATGGCTCTGACCGAGGTGTCGGAATCCGACTATGAGGTACTCTCTGTGTCGGCCACCGGCATCCAGCTCGACCTGAGGCTCATCGACAAGGCCGACTACATGGTCAAGGCCTTTGTGAACAATGCCGAGGTGGCCAAGAATCAGATCTCGATTGAGAGGATCTACCGGAATTTCACCTGCACTCCGACCAATGAGACCGGCATCCATCCCGGTCAGACTGCCAGGTATGATGAGGCAATGGTGAACTGTGATGGCAAGGTCATTCCCTATCCGGGCAATGTCCTCAAGATCATCTGGCACACCGACACAGCCTATATCATCAACAAGATCCACAATGAAGGTGGCACCACTATCTTCCAGCTTGCTGACACCGGAATCGGCAATACCGATGCCGATGATTGGGTGGATGTGTATGTGGAAGCCGTGCAGAAGGAAAAGCACTCGGTGGCCATCGATGAGAATGGAGACATCCTGACCGATGAATCCGGCAACATCTTAATCTTCAACTGACATGAGATACATCCTAGCAGATATGGTCAAGGCCAGGGCACATGGAATCAATCTGGCCGGACATCGTACCAAGGGAGACCTGGTGGCTCTGAATGAGAAGGAGGTGCTCTGCACTCCGGCTCTCGCTTCTGCACCTACCTTCGAGGAGAAGGTGGCCATGCTGGATGGCACCATCTACACCGGTGCCGAGATCATAGACATACTAAATAGGACCTAATATGAGCAATTATTCTGCACAAGGCTCAGTCACTGTCAGAAGGCTCCGGAATGGGGACTCCATCTTCCTGTCCCTGGAGCTCAATGGCAAGCCTCTCTACCAGGCGGTGGATGAGCAGGCCGGTACGGTGGTCCCAGACTGGACCATCGAGGCCAACCGGCCTGTCATCACTCCAAAGGTCAGCACAGTCCGAGGCCAGTCAGTGTACTTGAGCAATCATGGCTGGAGCTACAATGGTGTGGCTCTGGTATTCAACGGTGCCACTTCCGGCAGCTATGTCATGGACTCGACAGGGAAATTCGGGCTCAATACCAGCAATGGTGCTCTGAAGATCTTTGCCAACCTGGCTTCTGCCATCAACATGGCCAATGACACTCTGCTGTACACCTGCCAGGCTACCGTGGCCGGTGTGGAGTACAACCTGAGCAAGAGTATCGACATCCAGATCACCAAGGGTGCCGGCTCTTCCTATTTCGGCTTTATCAATGCTTCCACCACACAGCTCGATGTGGACCATGACTCTGCCACCTTGGCCACCGAGCTCTGGCTGGCTGCTTCATCCGTGTCCGACTACTATGTGAAGTGGTACAAGGATACGGTGGAATGGGTGGCCAAGGCCGGCCAAAAGACCATCACTGTGACCAGGGATGATATCGATGGATGCCAGCTCTTCATTGCCGAATTCTACAAGGCCCAAGGGGATGCCGAATACATCTACCGGTATGGCATCTCCATCATCGACACACTGGATGAGATCATCCTGGTGCCTTACATCTACTCCTCCAACAAGGAGGTGGCCGAGAATCTCCCTGTGACTGTCAAGGCCAGGGTGGTACGCACATCCACCGGTGAGCAGCTCACTCCGGTCAGTCCGACCTGGGAATTCACCATCTATGATGGGGACACCTGGGAGGTCAAGGGCACCAGCAACACCGACAGCATCCAGGTGACCACAGCCCACACCGACCAGCAGGACGGATCCACTCATGATGTGGAAGTCATTGCAGAGGTCTCCTTCGACTCTTTATCTTCATAATCATAATTCAAAGTATTATGGCACTTAAATCTCTCGCAACTGCTGCACAGGTCCAGAGCATTCTCAAGACCAACAGCATCATGGTCGAAGTCGATGGCTCCATCCGGAGAATCTCTCTCGACAAATTCATTGACTCCATCAATGCCGGCAATGAAGAGCTTCTCCGGTCGGTGGCATGGGGTGTCCCTCTCAAGCAGGGATCTCAGACTTCCTCTTTGTGGGGCCGTGTCGGCAATCTCGACATGTGGGCTCTCTTCAAGTCACAGTGTGGCCGGTACCTGGTCAAGAACAATGGCCATGCTGCCAAGCTCTCGGTGACCAACTCCGGCATCTTTGCCGATGGCACTGCTCTGGATGAGAGCAAGGGCCATGTCCTCTTCTATGCTCCAAAGCTCTACTACAAGGTCCAGGAAGATGCCGTGACCGGTATTCCGACTCTGTGGATGAGTCTCATCCCCATCGGTGGCCACTTCATCCATGAGACCAAGATCGGTGCTTACAAGGGCTCTATGGCCAGCTCTGCTCTGGTCTCCAGGAGTGGTGTCGCTCCTGCCGGCAGCAAGACCATCTCGCAATTCTGGGCTGCAGCTCAGGTCAATGGTGCGGATTGGGGCCTGATCAACTATGGCCACAAGCAGCTCATGATGATGCTCCTGCTCTCCGAGTATGGCTCCCCCAATGCTCAGGAGGTGCTCGGCAACGGTGTCACCGGCACCAATAACGGCTCCGACTACACAACTCCTCTGAGCTGGAATCTCGGTGCTACCAAGAGCCTCGGTGATGCCTGTGGCAAGGTGGACTTCTCCTGGGAGAATTCCGGTGGTACCACCGTGCTGAATGCCAACCATGTGAGCCTCTTCGGTATCGAGGATCCCTATGCTCTGCAGTGGGAATTCACTCAGGGCATCTACTGTGGCAACTCCGGCAATGCCAACCAGGATGGTACCGAGGTATTCATCTATGAGGGCAACAGACTGCCTTCTGCCGAGGAGCTGGCCAATCATCCTGTGGGTGACTACCGGCAGCTCACTCGCCTCACATCTTCTGGCTATGTCAAGGAAGAGACGGTCGGTGAATTCTTCGACCTGGTGCCTAAGGTACATGGTGGTGGTGGCACTTCGTATTGGGGTGATTATCACTATGCAAATGCAACAGGTCAGGTGGTCTGCTGGGGCGGTCCTGCGTACGACGGTGCGTACTGCGGTCTCGCCTATGCGTACTCGCATTACGCCTGGTCGCGCTCGGCTGCGACTGTCGGCTCTCGCCTTGCCTATTACGGTGAATTGACCGTCATGTCCGGAGCTCAGCTCATGGCTGAGGTCTAGGCCGGACAGTTAGCTCTTTGATTGATTGAATCTACCTTGGTGTACTAGCTTTGGTAATCCATCCTCCTGCCTCCCTGCCATCCCGGTAGGGAGGCTGAGAGCTGACAAGTGAGGATGGTAGGTAGAAGGGAGTGAGAGCGGTGGTCTACTGGGGCGGTAATGCGAACAACGGTGCGAACTGCGGTCTCGCCTATGCGAACTCGAATAACGCCTGGTCGAACTCGAATGCGAATATCGGCTCTCGCCATACAATGAACAGAAATACACTCCCTGCGCCTCGACCTTGCATCTTAGCAGTGCAATGTAGGAGCCGATATTCGGCTTCGATGTCGGAACACTTCATAGCGGAAAGGCGAATGCCGGCCAGCCGGCATGTAGCAAGCGGTGTGAGTAGGTCTTATCATTTTTGATAATTCTCGGAAGCTCCGGGCACCGAGTCATTGCAAGCGGACTCGGATATTGTGGGCCTGAAACATGGCCAGTATGGTGACCAAAAATAGAACTATGCCAAAGCGAATAGGACATATCTTCGAGCAGATTGCCGACATGGACAATCTGAGAGCTGCCGACAAGGAAGCTCAGGCCGGCAAGGTGAAGAAGAATCGGCACATCCGGAGACACAATCTCCGGGCCGAGCAGGATCTGGAGATGATCCAGCAGATGATTCTCACTCTCACCTTTCCTGAGCCTGACTATGAGGATATGATTGTACACAATGACTCCGGCAAGGAAAGGAAGATAGCCAGGCAGAAATATGTGCCTTGGCGAATAGTCCACCATGCCATCATGAGGGTGGTCGGTCCGGAGCTCTACCGGAATCTCATAGCGGACACCTTTTCCTGTGTACCGGGAAAAGGTCTCCACTATGGGGTGAAGAGAGTCAAGATGATGCTCCGGAGATATCCGGAGTACAAATTCTTCTGGAAGGCCGACTACAAGAAATACTACCAGAGCATTCCTCATGAGGTGGCCATGCAGGCTTTGCGGAGGAAGTACAAGGATGAGAGATTCTTGAAACTGATGGAGATTGCCATCTTCAACTATGATTCAGGACAGGTGATTCTTGAGATGCTGGAAGATGAGCGACAAAAACGGAGTGCGAGGAGTGCCCATCGGAGGGTATCCAAGCCAGATCATCGGCAACTTCTCGGCCAGCAGCATAGATCACCACATGAAGGAGAAGATGCGCTGCAAGTGCTATCTCCGGTATTGTGATGACACTGCAGGACTGGCCAGGACAAAGGGAGAGGCCTGGTCCATGCTCAATGAGTATGACCGGATCTCTTCAGAGCTTGGGCTGGTGGTGAAAGCATCTTACATTGTTGCACCGATAGCTCACAAGGTCTATGGGAAAAAGAAAAGGAGGAAAAGGCAGCGAGGAGCCGGTCATAGCCGGCAGAAGCATTGACTTCCTCGGATATGTCTTTTCGAGAGAAAATGTCCGACTTCGGAAAACTGTGAAGCATAACTTTGCAGTAAAAGTCAAGCGGACCAAAAGCGAAACGAGACTGAAGCAGGTGAAGGCCTCCTATTGGGGCTGGTGTAAGTGGGGCCACTGCCGACATTTGTGGAGAACTATAACGAATAATGATATGAGCTTTGCTGAAAAAGGCATCAAGGCCAACAAAAAGACCAAGGATGGGAAGAAATACTTCTCGGTCAAGAGTGTGTCCATCTCTGATGTGCTCAATGTGCCTGTGACCATCGTGGACTTCGAGACCGGCATTCACACTTCCAAGGGTGATGACCGGTATGCCGTGCTCTTCATCAAGGATGGGGAGCAATGTAAATTTGTCACCAGTGCCTTCGAGATCAAGAATGTGCTGGACCAGGCCAGGGAGGCCGAGAAGAATGGCCAGAAGATATTCCCTGTGGAGAATGTCATCATCAGGAAGAGATCTTTCGGTGATGGCAAATCCTCATACTATTTCGATGAATAATCCTAAAAATCCGTGATATGAGAACACAGAAGCAAATTGCAGTAGTCCCTGCCAGTGGTGTCGAGGTCATCCTGGAGGGCATCCTCACCAGACTTTTCTTCGACTTTGCCGATCCGGTGCCGGTCGGAGAGGAGACATTCCCGGAAGATCTGAAGATCTGTGAGTCCGTTGATGTGGACAGCCGGGACTACAACCACATTGTGTCGGCCATCATCACCGACCACTACTCTGCCGATGAGTACCAGGCTATCCTCGCCAACTACCAGGTGGCCAAGGATCCTGAGTCCGAGATCACTGCAGAGAAGAGAGCCGAGTACCTGAGCGAGTATGAGACCTTCCAGGCCTGGAGAGCTCATGCCAAGGAGGTTGCTCACATTGCTGTATCTCAAATCGAGAGCATGTAATGCCGACCGCAAGAGGACACATGGTCATCCGGAGGAAGGCCAAGGATGGCAATGATGGCAAGGGGATTCTCTTTGTCACCATTTCCTATGCCGTATCCTCCTCCTGCACTCAGACTCCGACAGAGGGCTGGCAGTCGGTGATGCCTCAGGTGATTGACAACTACTACCTGTGGACCAGGACTGTCACCACCTACACCGATGGCACCACCAGCACCAGCTACTCTGTCAGCCGGTCCGGAAAGGGCATCCAGTCGGTGGTGATCATGTATGCCTCTTCCAACCAGGGTGTCAATCCTCCGGAGGATGGATGGCAATTCAACATCCCCCAGGTGGCAGCAGGATCCTATCTGTGGACCAGGACTGTCACCACCTACACCGATAACACCAGCACCAGCAGCTACTCTGTGGCTCTGAATGGTGTCAAGGGTGACAAAGGTGACAAGGGTGATGATGGCAATGATGGAGCCAAGGGAGACAAGGGAGACAAAGGTGACAAGGGAGATACCGGCAACAGTGGTGTCGGCATCCGATCCATCACCAACTACTACCTGGCCACATCGGCCAGCTCCGGAGTCACCACATCCACTTCCGGATGGACCACCACCATCCAGAATATCACCAGCTCCAAGCGATATCTCTGGAACTATGAGAAGGTGACCTTCACCGACAATTCCACCAGCACCACTGATCCACACATTGTGGGTGTATTCGGCCAGACCGGAAACAATGGTACCAATGGTGTCGGCATCTCCTCCATCACCGAATACTACCTGGCCACATCGGCCAGCTCCGGTGTGACCACTGCCACTTCCGGCTGGACCACCACCATGCAGTCGGTGACCAGCACCAAGAAGTACCTGTGGAATTATGAGGTCATCCACTACACCGACAACTCCACTTCCACCGTGGCTCCCCACATCACCGGTGTCTATGGTGATAAGGGAGACACCGGATCCAAGGGAGACAAGGGTGATACCGGCTCGAAAGGCGATAAGGGTGACAAAGGCGATAAGGGTGACAAGGGCAACAAGGGTGATACCGGAGACCAGGGGCCTAGAGGATACTCAGGCTGCATCTACCGTGTCACTCTGTGGGAGAAGGGCAAGCAGTACAGGAATGACCAGTACCTGGAGACCAATGATATCCGGTATGTGGATGTCTGCGTGGACACTCCCATTGCCATTGTCGGCCAGGTCACCGTCCATGCCTATGTCTGCAAGGTCACTCACACTGCATCCAACTCCATCCCTCTGGGGAATTCCACCTACTGGACCGAGATGCAGTCCTTTGCTCCGATCATCACACCTTTGCTGCTCACTCAGGCCATCTCTGCCGACTATATTGCCTGTGCGGAGATTGCTGCCAATGCTGCCTTCATCCAGGCATTGGTGGCCTCTCAGGCCTTCATCGATGCGCTGGTGGTCCGGACACTGGACACCTATCCTTCTGCCTCAGGAAACAAGGTCCGGATCGAGGGTGACCACATCGAGATGCTGAATGCCTCCGGACAGAAGAAGTGCATCATCAAGAATCAGTCGATCGGTGAGTATGAGGACCTGGTGCTGGCCAAATCCGGCACCTATACATCCTCTCCTCTGACCAAGACCAAGAATATCGGCAGCTACTGCTATTCTGCCGGCTCTACCATCCGGCTCTCAGACATTCTTGGCAAGGTGAATCTCGGCTGGATGGACAAGGGTGGTACCATCAATATCAACTCTGTCAATGTGTCATTCACGGTGCCATACACCACTTCCACCGGCTATGGCATCAGCATGACCTTCTCGGCACCTGGAATGGTGCTTCATCTGATGAGGGATGGCACATCCGTGAAGAGCTGGGAGCTGGGGCCTTATAGCACCAGCTATAGTAGTGGCAGCTCTGTGAATGTGACCTATTCGGTCCCTTCTGCTCAGAGGAGCTATACTGTGCCGGAGGATGGCCAGTACCAGATAGTCATCAAGCCTTACATGTCAGGCAGCACATCCTATTGGTATTGGACCTGCAGCTCCGGATCCGGCACCATCTCTTTCGATGTCACCACAAAATTCTACTTCTCCTTCTCCAAGAAGAATTACGAATACACTCAGATCGGAAATGATGGATTCGCTCAGGTGATGGGCTCCGGCTTCTTCTTCAGCAACAGCACCACATTCATAGTCAAGCGAGGCAACTATATGCTCCGGATCACATCATCAGGAATCCAGAAGAGCATCAACAATGGACAGACATGGACATCACTATAGTAAACACATAAGCTTATGGGACAAAAACAACTCTCTCCGGCCATGATTGCAGCGAGGATCGCTTCTCATGGCATCATCAATGGGAATGTCGATGAGGAAAACAAGTTTTCCCTCGGAGGCCTGCCTTTCAGCATCTACATCCGTCCTAAGACCACCACAGATGTCATCGATGTAGTGCTTTCGTGCAAGCTCTACCAGGAGGATGACAAGGAAGCTTCACCGGCTCCTTTTCCGATCTATGACTGGACTCCGATGGCCATCACCGAGCTCACTCTGACTGCAGGTGTGCTTTCGGCCTATGACATCTATTGGGGCTCCGGGTACTACATTGAAGAGGAGGACTAGGCTATGGCATTGACTCTTTCAATCGGTCGAGGCCTGATGAGAGCTGCCTATGATCCTGAGACCGTGCCTTCATTGGAGCAGGTCCTCTCCAAGCTGAAGAGTGACTTCGTGACAATGTACGGTGACCTGGATCTATCGACAGACTCTCTGTCCGACTTCTCCACTTTCATTGCTGCTGCCGTGGAAGCTGCCGGCCAGGGTGACTTCGAGACCTATGCTCCCTTCAAGGGATCGATGGTCCGGGTGTTCGTGGATCAGCAGTCCTCCAATGTCATCACCTGGTGCTGGGGTGCCGAGCTCTATGCACTCACGGCTGATGGCCTCATCCACCAGGGCCTTGTTGCACTCAAGGAGTACAACTCGGCTGTAATCGCAACTATCGACTAACCAGTAACTGTGAAGCCTTATGAACAAGACCAAGACCTTTGCTTTCTGGGTGTGCCTGATCGTTTCGGTCGGTCTCTTCATAGGTGGATTCTTTGTGCCCCCGATGGGTGTCATTGATGGCTCGGTGCTCAAAGCTGTTGGAATCCTCTTCGGCTTTGGAGCACTAGGCCAGGCACCTGTGTTAATCGAATCTCTGGAAAGAGCGAAATTCACCAAAGGAGACATGACCATCGAAGTCTCGAAAGGCAACAAGCACAATCACCATCAACCACCAATGCCAGGAGAATATGAAGATACTCATTGATAACGGACATGGCTCCGACACTCCCGGTAAGAGGTCCCCGGATGGGAAATTCCGGGAGTACCGGTACACCAGGGAGATTGCTGCTACCATCGTGGAAGAGCTCCAGATGGCCGGCTTCGATGCCGAGCGGATTGTGACCGAGGACACCGACATCACTCTCAAGGAGAGATGCCGGAGAGTCAATGAGTGGTGCAGGAAGCTCGGAGCACAGAATGTGCTGCTTGTGTCCATCCACAACAATGCTGCAGGCTCCGATGGCAAGTGGCATGATGCTCGTGGATGGAGTGTCCATGTGAGCCTCAATGCTTCTGCCAGGAGCAAGGAGCTGGCCAGGTGCCTGGTCGCTGCTTGTGAGAGGCAGGGTATCAAGGTCCGGAGGTACAGTGCCTCTGAGCCGTGGTGGCCTCAGAATCTGGCCATGTGCCGGGACACTCTCTGTCCTGCCGTGCTGACCGAGAATCTCTTCCAGGACAATCAGGCCGATGTGACCTTCCTCTTCTCACAGGCTGGCCGGAATGCCATCGTGCAGGCTCATGTGGATGGCATCATCAAGTACATCCTCATGAGATGAAGCGGATCCTCTCATACCTTCTGACACTCCTCATCTTCACCGGATGTGGAGTGCTCCGGTGTCCTGTCCGGGAGGAGGTGCATGTCAGGGATTCCACCGTGCTGCATGTCAAGGACTCGGTGGCCATCCAGTATGTGCCGGTGGAAGTGGAGATACCGGTGGAAGTGATGCGTGAAATTGTTCCCTCCTCGGACTCCTCCCATCTGGAGACCAGTGTGGCGAAAAGTGACGCATTCATCGACTCCACAGGCCACCTTCACCACACTTTGGAAAACAAGGCCGGATCCACCATTCACACCGAGGTGCCGGTGCAGGAGCACTGGCACTCCGAGCATGAGCAGGATAGCCACCAGGAGACTCAGACCATCATCCTGGAAGTGGAGAGGAAGCTGACCTGGTGGCAGAAATTCTGGATGCGCTCCGGCCAGGTATGCTGGCTGCTGGCCATCGGAGCTCTGCTCGGATGGATCATCAAGCTGTGGATATTCAAGAAACCTTAATCGGAAGAATTATGGCTAAATTCGTATTGGCAAGGCCTCATGATCCGGAGCTGGCAGACATGTACAAGTTTTACTGTCCTGCCTGCAAGGAGTGCCATTGGGTGAGTGTCGGACCAAGGTCTATGTGGAATATTGTCTGGTCTTTCAACAAAGATTGTGAAAAGCCGACAATCAATCCGAGCCTGCTGGTCACTCACAGGATGCCGGATGGGGAGAGGAGATGCCACTCCTTCATCCGTGAAGGAAAGATCCAGTACCTTGGGGATTGCACACATGAGCTGAAGGGACAGACGGTCGAGATACCAGATTTCCCGGAGGATCGGGTGAATGACTAGAATTGATTTTCATAATAATGGGAGATGGTGGCCTGCCGTGATGGTAGGCCACTATCATTTTCAGAAGGCTGCTTTCCGGTGCCGGATGACTTCATTGGCCTCCTCGATGTCATGGGGAGTGTAGATGTCTGTCATCAGCAGGCTGTGGTGCCGAGCCTGATTCCGGACGGTGAGCAGGTCGGTATTCTCCCGGATCAGGTCGGTGATGCCGGTATCCTTCAGGCTGTAGAATTTCCACTCCGGAGGGAATCGGAGCTGCTTCCGGATGAAGTGGCTCCAGTAGTCGGTGAACTGCTTTGCCGAATGCCTCTCCGGTCCTGGCTTCAGCTCCTTGGAGAAGAGGTAGTCCGAGTCCGAGTGCCGGAAGATCTGGAGCTCCACCATGAGCTTGACCACCACATCCGGGAGTGTGACCGTGCCATCCTTGCCATTCTTCGAGCTGTAGCATGGGATGTAGATGGTGCCTCGCTCGATGGAGATGTGGGAGAGCTGGATGTAGCTCATCTCATTGGGCCGGATGAAGCAGTAGTACAGGATGTAGCAGGCCAGCAGGAAATGCTTGTTGGTGGCCAGCAGGTGCTCCCTGAGCCTCTTCATGGCCTCCGGAGGGATGATGGTGCGATTCTTCTGGCTCTTCACCTTTCCACCGATTGCCTGCAGGCCGGCAGAGGGATCCGTGTCCAGGTAGCTGTGGCCGACCAGCCACTTGGAGAAGATGTGCAGCCAGGTGACATAGTTATCCCTGGTCCTGACCGAGAGTCCCTTGTCGAGCCAGAGCCAGTCCACAAACCTGCCGAGGAGCCTCTGGTCGAACTGAAAGGCATAGAAGATGGGCCGTGGCTGGCTCTGATTCCACTCATTGAAATTGTCCAGGAAGGAGGTGTATCCCTTCCAGGTCTTTTCCCTGAGGAGGGATTCTGCCTTGGCCTTGGCTATGTAGGACCGGTAGGCATCACAGACAGTCTGCCAGGTGGCATACTGCTCAGGGGCCGTGAAGCTGATCCAGGGATTCCATCCTTGCCGGAGCTCCAGGGTGATTCTCTCCAGGAGGTCATTGGCATACTGTCTCCGGTCGGAGATCTTCTTGAACTTGGGAGAAATCCTGATCCGTTTCCTCCGGAGCTTTCCCTGGGACGGATCGAAGGCATAGAAGGAGATGTACCAATAGCACTTGGCACATGTGAGCTGGGGCATGGTGTAGGATTTAACCGATGCAGGGAGGGATTTCTTCTGGCCAGATTGCATTTTTTTTTCTTTCGGGCATGGAGGTACCTGAAAGAAAAGTGTCTCGGATCTGTCTCGGCTCCTTGTGATTTCGCCTCGGTAATTTGCTGAATCACAATCGATTGAGCCTTTCTTTGTAGCGGAGGCAGGACTCGAAAGTGTTCCCGGCTTTTCCATAACTTATTGATATTCAATTACGGCTCTGGTGGAAAAAACCAGGGCCTGTCTCATTTTTGGCTCGGAAACGAGTCCGATAATTATTTGTTATCATGAGCTTTAATGAAGTCATTGTGCTTTGTTGTTATCATCAGAGCTCGAAGTGAGGCATTAAGTCCCCATGCCTCTATCTCATCTCCATTCAGGTAGAAGATTTCATCGAACACATCTCCTCTCTTGTCGGATCTTTTGTATCGGACCTTGATTCCTACAGCATTGGGATCTCCAGTCTCGCTCTCCTGGAATTCTCGATATAATAGGGCTTCTTTTTCCACATCATTCTCGGCCAAAGAATCATATCTATCCAAGATTGATTGATATGCCGGCAATGGGTTGTATATGCTATCCCTTTGGGCCGAAACAATGGAGATGTCAGTCTGGTAGAACTCTTCAAGAAATTGCCTGGCAATAGTGCTTGATTGCGAGTCCGAATTGCAGGCCATCACAGTGATAGCCATAAAGATGAGAGATACCTTCTTCATGACACTATGGATTGATGGCTGAGTATGCAGAATGGGCATTGTCGGAGGCAGCATTTCCCGGTGACCTCCTTTCGCTTTTTAGCATTGCAATAATCTCCTTTTGATAGTCGATAGTCTCTCTTTGGCTTTGGATTGTCTCCTTCAGTGCTGAAATGAGCTCCGACTCTGATTCTCTTTCTGGGACTATCATCGATATATCCCATTCCGGATTAGCTAGGATTTTATCGAGAAGATTCATGGGGAGAGGCCTCTCCCCAGCTTCAATCTGTGAGATGAATCCCTGTCCAACTCCAAGGTATTCTGCCAGCATTTTCTGGCTAAGTCTATTTGCCTTCCTAAAGGCCTTGATATCGATTTTGCTCATACTACTAAAATTTATCAGCAAAAAATTTGCAATAGCAAATAATTTGCTTATATTTGCACATCGGTTGGACAAAAGATGGACAAACACCGATGCAAATATAACAATTAAAGCCCAATTATTATGAAAAGAGAGCAATTCATTCAAGCCTTGGAAATCATCACTCAGCACCATTCTTCACAGATTTCCATCAATCTCCCCAAGGGGGACTCTTGCTGCTTCATCCAGGAGGGTGAAATTCGCCTGCACATCAATAAGTGTGTGCCTAGTGTTATTAAGAAGCTCAATGATGCCGGCTTCTCGATGGAGATGACCGAGCAGGGCCTCTATGTGTTCGTAATCTAGGAGGGACAGTCATGGATGCCAGGACACTCTGCTATGGTGATATCGTAAAGAATCACAACTGGATTCTTCGCTTTCAGGGAATCTCCTCCAGGAATGGTGACCTGTATGCTCTCTATTTGGATCCGAATTCTCCGGAATCCGGAGTCATGGCCATGCTGGAAGATGATTCCATTCAACCTGTGCCTATCACACCGGACTTCCTCGATGCTAATCTCCCAGAAAAATGGGAAAAATATCCAGGCATTCCTGCCTGGAATAACAGCATCTTCAAGATCACGAAGATGTCCGAGGATGGCTTCACTTTAAGCAATTACTATCCGATGATTGAATTTGTTCGTGCTGATACTGCCGAGAAGATATGTATCCCTATCGACAGAGTAGGTGCCGTAAAACATGATGAGGATAAGGTCATTGCAGAAATAGATGGAGAAGAGACAGAAGTGGTTGGCCCATTTGAAGAGATTGTCAAGACTATGCGTGAATTTGATAGAAAGATTGACTTTGAATTCTATGGGGAAATCAAATATGTCCATCAGCTTCAGGCTTTCCTGAGGATGATCGGAAATGTGGATGCAGCTCTGTCGCTCCATGTCTGAGATATATCACATGTCTATCGGAGCTCGGACTCTTGTGAGGGACCATATCACATCACAGATCCGGAAGCTGGAGTCTGAGCTCACTGTAGGCAACTACTTCGAGAGAATTGGAGAGGTAAATAGACTCAAGAAACAACTAGAAGAATTGAATCGATATGCTTACTGACATCCTCATCGTGCTTCTCGCTCTGGCCATCATGATCCTGCTGATCTTTGCCGGAGCCTTCCTCTACACCTTCCTGGTCATCTTCTCCGATGACATCAACAAAGACAATGAATAACATCATGGACATGAAACAGAAAAAAGCTGCAGGCATCTTCCTGTGCATCCTGGCCATCGTGCTGGGATATCTGACCATCGTGGACTTCTCCTGGAAGTCTGAAGGCCTCACCACCGTCTTTCTGCTCGGCTATCTCATGGCCGGTACTCCTGGTCTCTTCCTCTTCCTGGAAGCCACCGACAATCTGCCTGATTTCTTCTACAACTCTGAGGAGGAATAGTCATGGCCACTTCAGTGAAATCCTTCGTGCTCCTGGTGAGACAGATGAGACAGGCTCAGCAGGCCTACTTCGACTCCAAAGGTCCTGATGGCCGGAGGAGCATCCCTCTCCTGATGCAATCCAAGGCTCTGGAGAAGAAGGTGGATGAGATCATAGCTGCCACCGATATCAATTCACTCACATCATCAATATAAAACACTATGGAATCAAAATTCGATTTCCGGTCTATCAAGACCTTTGAGGATGCCTGCCAAAAGCTTGGTGTGGATCCTGCCGACTTCTTCAGGAAGTATGAAAATGCTCCGGATCACATTGCTGCCTTGGTGCAGCTCGAAGTGATCATCCGGGCTCTCAATGACGGATGGAGACATCCTCTCGATGGGGAGACCACTGTCTATTTCCCTTGGTTTTGGATCTATTCCAAGTCAGAGAAGAGGAGCCTTCCTAAAGCTCGGAAAGATGACAGCGACATTGCTCGATTCATCAGGCCAGATGGAAGCTGCGGTCTCGCCTATGCGTGCTCGAATCTCGCCTGGTCGGACTCGTATGCGCCTCTCGGCTCTCGCCTTGCTTGCAAGTCTAGCGAGATTGCGAGATACTGTGCGCTTCAATTCATTGAGCTGTGGGAGTCCTGGCTTTTCCCCCAGGAATGGCAGATCGAGGAGAAGAATGATGAAGATGGCCATCCTAAATACTGGTAATTAAAGCACACAGCCATGAAGAGAAAATTCACCGAAAAGAGATGTGCTCGGAGAGGTCCGAGCAAGACCATGATGAATGCTATTTATTCCATGTCGGTCGCTGAGAGGAGAGCTAGGGGCATCCATGCCGTGGACTCCGAGGAGTATGACAAGAAGCATGGGATAGCCACATCCTCTCCTTCCAAGAGCATCAGCAAGCTCCGGAGAGCATTCTCCAGGAGGCAGTCATGATGCAGAATTTCATTTTCCGGAGTGCAGTCAATAGTGCTGCACTCTGGAATCTCTCCCTCAAGATCCGGGAGAAGCCAAAGAAGGAGAAGCTACTTGTGTTTTATGATGATGGGAGCAAGATAAAAACAGTGATGAAATGAGAACAATTCAGTATTTCTACAACCTTGACAAAGAGAAAAGCCGGCTGATGATGGCTGCTATCTGTGCCGAGTGCGAGGTGTCTCCTTCCACTGCTTACAAGTGGATGCAGGGCACCAGGAAGCCTGGGGCTCAGGATCAGAAATTCATCCAGAAGCAGGTGAAGAAGCATTACAATGTCTCTGTACCGAGAAAGGAGCTCTTTGCCTAGCCATGTATGCCGACATCGACAGAAGAGGCCTGGTGTCCCTCTTCGAGCTTAGCACATCCGACACCGATGCTTTGCTGGAGGCCATGAAGCAGTATAAAGAGACACTGCAGGCTGTCCATTTCCTGATTGAAGGCAATGAGTACACCGAGAGGATGATGGCCTCTATCGACAAGATGATGCTGGAAATCCAGCACATAATCACCAAGAGAGATGAATGAGTATAAGATAACTAAAGAGGATATTTGGCAGGCCACAGACAATGGTAGGACTGTCATCATAGGTATTTATCCACAATCAGAGCCATGCTTTGCAT